GCCCTGCGCCTAGAACTGGTGGGCTATTCAAACCTGACCAAATCGAAATAGTGGATGCACTCCCATCTGATCTTAAATTTACGCGCGGCTGGGACTTCGCCGCCACCACGAACAAGACAAGCGACTACACAGCCACGGTCAAGCTAGCGGTCAAAGATGGGGTTGTCTATATCGCGGACGCTAGGCACTTCAAGGGTGCGCCCGATGAAGTCTTTGCGGCGGTCAAGCAGACTTCATCAATGGAAGGTAGGGCTGTTTTTCAGAGCTTCCCGCAAGACCCAGGCGCGGCTGGCGTGGCCTATGCCCAAGCTATGAGCAGGCTGTTGCAGGGGATTCGGTTCGAGTTCACACCCGAAAGCGGCGATAAGTCAATGCGCGCCAGCCCGCTGGCTGCCCAGATCAGCGCGGGCAATGTGAGGATGCTAAGGGGGGAGTGGAATCGTGACTTGATCGACGAAATGCGAACCTTCCCTGCAGGTAGGCATGACGACTTGATTGATGCGGCATCGCGGGCTTACAATCGCGCATCATCCGCCCGCCGTGGCATATTTGGATAGCCTATGTTTTTTCGCAAGACCCAGCCCCCACCGATAGAACCGCCGTCCCCCACGCGTAATGGCGTGTTTACGACAGACGCCCAGCCTTCAAGTGAGCCGCGTCCAAACTTCGGCCTAAAGATGGCGGCCTATATGACCCAGCCCACGGGCGCAGCTGGTTATGCAATGGACAGCACGGGCGTGTCCGACATCAAGAACCTGCAAGGGGTAGGCGGTGCGCCAGATGCACAGCTCGGCTGGTACATGGGGCAGGGCTGGATAGGCTATCAAGTCTCGGCCATCATGGCGCAGCACTGGCTAATTGATCGCTGCTGCTCTATGCCCGCGCGTGACGCGGTGCGTTTTGGGTTTGATATTTCGCTAGATGCGGGCGTGCAGAACCCCGAAGAAATCCTTGCTGAATTCAAGAAGCACAATCGACGCTTCGGTATTGATACCGCCATGCGCGAGCTGGTGCATATGGGGCGGGTGTACGGTGTGCGCGTAGCTATATTTAAGGTGCAATCGACCGACCCAAAATACTATGCCAAGCCATTCAACCCCGATGGAGTGACGGCTGGTAGTTATTTGGGCATTAGCCAAGTAGACCCTATTTGGGTAGTCCCTGAATTGACCCAAGGGGCGCTATCTGACCCAGCTTCGATTCGGTTTTACGACCCTGAGTTTTACACAATCGGGGGCACGCGATACCACCGCAGCCATTTGCATGTGTACATCCCGCACGCAGTGCCTGACACGCTCAAGCCGCGGTATCAGTACGGTGGCAAGAGCATCCCCCAGCTGATTTATGAGCGCGTCTATGCAGCCGAGCGCACGGCCAATGAAGCGCCGCAATTGGCTATGACTAAACGGGTTGTTGCTGTATCAACGGACGCCGAGGGCTTTTGGGCGAACCTAACCCAAAGTTTACAGCGCCTGCGAGACTGGGCAGCGCAGCGTGACAACTATGGGGTGCTGGTGCTCGACAAACAGGCCGATGCGATCACGCAGATGGACACTAGCCTGGCCGATCTCGACACGGTGATCATGACCCAATACCAGCTATGCGCGGCCATTGCCGAAGTGCCGGCGACAAAGTTGCTAGGCACTGCGCCGAAAGGGTTCAACAGCACGGGTGAGTATGAGGCGGAAAATTACCGAATCATGCTCGAATCGATCCAGTCTAACGACCTTCAGCCGATGCTCGATCGTCATTTAGAGCTGGTTTGGCTGTCTGAAATCAAGCCCAAGATGGGCGCTGGGGCATCGCTATACTTTGATGTTTCTTGGCGACCGCTCGATAGCCCGACCGCTGCAGAATGGGCAGACATCAATTTGAAGAAGGCACAGACCGCTCAGGCGCTTGTAGGTATCGGCGCGATTGACGGGCAAGATGTGCGCGAGCAGCTTCGAGCCGATGAAAACAATGATTTCTTCGGCCTATTGGATGAAGAACTAGACGATGGCGACGCGGAAAATCCGACTTACCAGCAAGCGTAATACCTACGCCAGCGAGAGGGAGAAAGGGCGGCTTGTAGGCTTGCCCCTAACAGCCCCTGCTGCGCCTGCAGAGCGCTACAGCAATGAGTTGGGTAGGCTAACGGCTGAGATGTATAAAGCCTACCAGCGAGAGCTTGAGGCCGTTTTCCGCGCAAACCCCGCAATAACCACGGACGCCAGCATAAGCAGTCAGGTGGGCATGGTTCTGGCCGCGCTACAGCGTCGATTCGCCAAGCTCTTTGCTGAGCGCTCAAAACCCATCGTCGAGCGCTTGACATCTGGCGTAGATAAAGCCGCTCAGGCCACGCTGAACGCCTCGCTTCGCCAGCTATCGGGTGGATTGACGCTCAAGACCGATAAAATGCCAGCCGCCCTTGCTCAGGCCATGAAGGCATCCACGCTTGAGAATGTGGCCTTGATTAAAAGCATCCCTGCTCAATACCACGGGCAGATTGAGGGCGCTGTAACTCGCAGCTTGCAGCCTGGCGGCAAGGGGGCGGCGGATGTGAGAGGCGCATTGGAGCGATACAAGGGCGTGACCGACCGACGCAAAGACTTCATCGCCCGCGACCAAACGCGCAAGATGAATGCTGCCATCGGGGCAGAGCGCGCCAAATCCGCAGGTGTGAAAAAGTTCAAATGGCTACACAGCGCTGGCGGGTCAGAGCCGCGCCCCGAGCATGTGGCTATGAGCGGGGAAGTTTTCAGCTATGACGATTTGCCGATAATTGACAGGCGCACGGGTGAGCGTGGCTTGCCTGGACAGCTGCCAAATTGCCGATGCCAAGCCGTGCCAGTATTGGAATGGGGGGATGAAGAATGATGCACCCCTTTACAAGCTCGATAGTTTTAGGCTATCATCAAGTCAAATCAAATCGCAATCACCTATGACGGCACGAACGCAAGACCTCAATGGCTTTGTTGAAATCAAGGGCAACCCCATCTCTAAGGCTGGGGTGTTTGACTATCTCGGCAGTGAGATAGGTGCGCCTGAGCCTGATCGTGTTTACAAGGTCTACCGCCCAGCCGAAGAGCTATCAAGCCCAGAGGCGATTGCGTCGTTCAAGCTAGCCCCATTGGTGGATATGCACACCATGCTAGGCCAAGAGGCGCAAGGCCTCACACCTGCAGAGCGCAAGGGTGTGCAGGGCGTGATAGGCGAGAATGTTTACTACGATGCCCCGTACCTGCGCGGCAATATCAAAATCTTTAGCGAAGCAGCAAAAGCGCTGGTGGATAGCGGCGAGCGCCGTGAATTATCGCCTGGCTACCGCTGTAAATACGAATTTGCCGAGGGTGTCTTTGATGGTGAGCGTTACGACGCCATCCAGCGAGACATTCGGGCCAACCATCTTGCATTGGTCGAGGAGGGGCGAACAGGCTCCGATGTGGCCGTGCTTGACCATGCGGGCGCTAAGTTTGCGCTCGATTCTGCAACCGTAAAGGAGGCCATGATGGCTGATGAAAACCAAGCTGCAGGCGCGCCCGATGCGCTTGCTGAAATCGCGGGCAAGCTGGATAAGCTGCTCGAAATTATGACCGCAAAAGCTGCGGCTGAAATGGCCGATGAAACGCCGGCTGAATCAAGCGAAACACCTGCCCCTGCGGTAGATGCTGAGCCTGAAGAAAAGCCCGCTGCTGACGCTGAGCCTGAAGAAGGCAAAGCAATGGACGCCATGCGTAAAGAGCTGGCTGACTTGCGTAAGAGCCTGTCAATCGCTCAGGATTCTGGCGCTGTTATGGCCTCCATCGCAGACCGCGACGCATTGGCAAGCAAGCTGTCAGGCTTCGTGGGTGTGTTCGACCATTCCGCTATGACTGCCCAGAAGGTGGCTGAATACGGCGTACAGAAGCTGGGCATCCCTACATCTGCTGGCAATGAGCGCGTGGCGTTAGATGCGTGGATGCACGGACGCGAACCTGCCCACTTGAAGCAATCATTCGCAGCTGGTGGCGGTCAATCCGTCGATCTTGGCAAACTTTGGAAAGGAGCCTAATCATGGCTTTTCAAACAACCGTAGCCGCCGATTTGGTGAGCGGCATTCCCGGCGAAATCTCATTTGATGCGCCCACGACTGTGGTCGTTGGCGTGATTGATAGCACGGACGCCGCAAACAATGTGTTTGGCCGCGCTATGACCTACAAGGACAAATCCGTCGAGACCTTCCAAGCTGGTGGCACAGGCAAATTCGCGGGTATTTTGGTAAATCCCAAAGCATCTGCTGTAAACAACATCGGAAGCACTGCTGACACGGTGAGCAACGGCGCACCCGTAGGGGGCTTGCTAGAAGGCGAGTGCTATGCCTTGGCCGCCGCTGGCACGGCTATCACCATCGGCGACCCTGTGTACTTTGTCAACGCTGACGGCACTTTGGGCATTGGAACTGCAGCCGCAGGCCAAACCCAAATCACAGGCGCTCAAGTATTCCGCCACAACCCAAGCGCGGCCAATGCACCCGCTTTGGTGACCATTCGCATCAAGGCATAAGGAGTAAGCATGAAAGTTACCCAAGTACAAAACCGCGTTTCAGCCCGCGAAATGCTGACTCGCAAACCCGTCGAGCTGGTTGCAGCTCAAGTGGCCTCTGCTATGGATTCGCTGCCAGCAGTGGGTATCCACGGCTTTGCAGACACCGTGAGCTATGCCATGGATTCGGCCTTAGTCGGTCCAGCTGGCCGCAGTGGCGCTACTCCCCAGCAGCTCCTTCAGGTTTGGCTGCCCGGCCTTGTTCGCCAAGCGACAACCGCCCGCCCAATCGATAAGATCGTCGGTCTGACTGCTGCGGGCAATTGGTTTGACGATGTTGTCATTCAGCAAACCAGCGCCCCAGTGGCGAAGGCTGAGCTGTACGGTGACAGCTCGAACATCCCATTTGCGAACTACAGCCACGGTTACGAAACGCGCGGCATCGTGCGCTTTGAGCAGGGCTTTGAGGTCACGCAATTGGCCGAAGCCCGCGAAGGCGCAGGCAACATCAACATGGCAGCCGAGAAACGCGGCGCGGCCGTGTTGAGCCTTGAAATCGCCCGTAACCGTCTGGGCTTCTATGGCTTCTTCAATGGCACGACCCGCGCGTTCGGCCTGTTGAACGACCCAGGCCTGCCTGCGTATGTATCGGCTGCCAAGACCTACGGCACGATGACCTATGACGAACTGACTTCTGAAATCGCCAGCCAGATTGGCACGGTTATCACCCAGTCAGGCGGCGCAGTTGATCAGAACTCCAAGTTCTGCATCGTGCTGCCCTTGGGCTATGCCACCATCATGGTCAAGCCTAACAGCTTGGGCACGACTCCAATGCAGTGGCTGAAGGAAAACTTCCCCAACACCCGCCTGGAATACGCCAACGAATTCATCGCCGCAAACGGTGGTGCGAATGTGGCCTACTACTTCGCCGAAAGCGTGGAAGATGGCTCGACCGATGGCGGCGCTGCTGTTGATCAGATCGTGCCTGCTAAGTTCTTCAGCATTGGCTCTGAGCGTCGCGCCAAAGCCTACATCGAAGACTTCGGCTGCGCTACGTCTGGCGTAATGGTCAAGCGCCCCTACCTGTTCCGCCGCCGCACTGGTGTGTAAGTAACCCGCCGCCTGCCTAACGGTGGGCGGCATTTTTGGAGCAATGAGAAATGAGCAAGATCTATATCTACAGCACCCTGTCTAGCTCGGTTGTTTATGAGCTTGAGGATGGTAAGGCCGTGACCGTAAAGGGCGGCGCGAATATTGCTGATAAGCACTTCCTGGCCCCCTTGGGCGTGGTCACCGAAGTGGATGAATCAGCCCTGCAGCTGCTGCGAAAGAACCATGTGTTTTCCCTGCACCTGAAAAACGGCCATTTGAAAATCGACATCCAGAAGCAGGACATCGAAAAGGCGGTTGCTGACATGCAGCGCGTGGATGAATCCGCGCCTGACACCGAGGCAGACGCAGCCGTGCAAGAGAAAAAGACAGGCACGCGCACCCGCGCGGCCAAGGCTGAATAAGCATGGCAACCTTCCCGCTTGCTACCTTTCGCACGCTCTACCCAGCGTTTGCGGCTGTGCCAGATGCTACTGTCTTGGCGGTATCTGAGCAGGCGCTGTGCTTCGTGGACTTGAGCGCTTGCGACTGCAGCGAGCAGGGATGGATGCTTGCCACGGCGCATATGCTTGCTTTGCGGGATAGTGCAACAGCTGGCGGCGCACCTTCTGGGGCGCTTGCTTCGGCAACCGTGGGTAGTGTTTCGGTGAGCTTCCAAGCCCCGCCAACAGGGGGTAGTGGTTATCGCTTTTGGCTTACTAGCACACCGTATGGCCTACAGCTATCGGCGCTGCTTAGCCGCTGCGCGGCCGGTGGCCTCTATGTAGGTGGAGCGCCTGAGCGGGCGGCATTCCGCCGTGTAGGTGGGGGCTTCCCAAATCGGGGGCGTGTGTTATGACCAAAGTCACGCGTTCAGGCCTTGGCATCGAGGCGCTGCAAAAGAACATTCGCACCATTGGCACAAAGGCCGCCGAGGTGGGATTTTTCGAGAATGCCCACTATCCAGACGGCAAGCCAGTGGCCTATATTGCCACTATCCAAGAGTTTGGCAGCGGCGCAATCCCGCCCCGCTCATTCATGCGTAGCACTGCCAATGAGCAGCGCCAAGCATGGGAGCAGAAACTAGCCCAAGGTGCGCGAAAGGTCTTGGCTGGGGACATGCGCGCAGAGCAAATGCTCGATGCAATCGGGCAAATGGCAGCTGGCGATATCAAGCAAACAATCACCAGCCTCACATCCCCGCCCCTCAAGCCTTCGACTATTGCGTCTAGACTTGGGCGGAAAAACAAACCCAAGAACACCAGCGCGAAACCATTGGTCGATAGCGGCGTGTTGCTCAGTAGCGTAGAAAGCAAGGTGGTGGCATCGTGATTCCAGGCTTGAACATTCTGGCCGCGGCCTTCGGGGCTATTGGCACTCAAACGATCAAACACTTGGCTGCATCTGGGCGCACGCAGAACGCGGTTGGTGCATGGGTAACAAGCTACGCAGCGCCTGCAGATGTGCAGGCTAGCGTGCAGCCAGCATCGGACGCCACGATCAAGCAACTAGGTCTAGACTTGGGCAAGAGTTATCACACCATCTGGCTCAAGGCCAACATCCAAGGCATCATGCGCGGGGAATCGCCCAGCCGCTTCATCTTTAGCGGGCGTTTGCATGAAGTGGTAGATGTAAAAGACTGGTATGGGCAGGACGGCTGGGTCGAAGTCTCAGTTGTCGATATCGGGGCTGCGCCGTGACCGATATTCAGCTGCGAACATTCCTTCGCGCCCAGTTGCTGGCGTTGCTGCCCATGTTTGGGGTGACTGGCGTCCCAGTCATAGCCGCATACCAGCCCACGACCGAGGGCAGGCAGGGCGGCAAGGCCTTGTACATCCACAGCTTGGGCGAGGTGCAAGAAGGCTTCCAGCAACGGGTATACCGGGAGCAGCCCGCAGGCACGCTAAGGCGCACGGAAATGCAAGTCTTGGCAACGACCATGCAAATATCGGCATATGCGCCTGAGAATGATGCATTGACCCCGCCACTTGCGACTGAGATCGCCCGCGCGGCTTCGATGGCGTTGCAGTCTAGGGCTTTTATCGAAGCATTGACTAAAGAGCAGCAGGGGGCAGGCGTGCGCCGAATCACAGCAATCCGACGGCCGTATGTCACGAACGATTATGATCAATTCGAGATTGCGCCAAATTTCGACATAACCATCGTGCATGCTATTGGCATTAGCAGCGAAGTCGCTAAAATCGACAGGGCGGAATACGGCCTGCACAGAGTCATTTAACCAACGAAGAAGGAGGCGCTATGCCTATCAAATCGACCCGATATGTCGAAATCACCAGCGCCGTAGCAGGCGCATCCCTTGTGCCTTTGCGCGAGCTGGTGGGCTTGCGTTTCACCAGCGACCCGCGTGTCCCTGCTGCCACCCAAATCAGCGTGGTTAGCGGTGGCGCGGATGATTACTTCGGCGCGGGCACGCCCGAGGCTGACTTTGCGCGTGAGTATTTTGGCTATGTCTCACCCGCCCCAGCCAGCAAGCCCAAGAAGCTACTGTTTGCGCCATTCGCGCCATCAGGCCGCGTGCCCCGCATCTATGGCTCTAGCAGCGTAACGACTTTGGCTGGTCTGCAAGCCGTGACAACGGGCGCACTTCAAATCCAATTTGGTGCGTCTGCTGCTGCCTTGACAGGGTTGGACTTTTCGGGCGCTGCCAGTTTTTCGGATGTGGCCACCATCATTCAAACCGCTCTGCAAACTCTTGGTGGCGCGCAGTACGCGGGCGCGGCGGTATCATACAACCCACTGGGCAATCAATTCATCCTATCGGGCGATACGGTAGCTGCTGCAACGGCTGCTGTTCTGGCATCGGGCGGTACGGATGTTGCCCCCATGCTTGGCTTGACGCAGGTAGGTCGCATTCTTTCGCCTGGCATGGTGGCTCAGACCCCGCTGGAGGCATTCAAGGCCGCCGAGCAGGTTTCTGACAGCTTCGGCACGGCTAGTTTTGCCGACACCATCCTTTTGGCCGGTGCCATCCCAGTCGCTGAATATGTGGCTGGCGAGAATGTCAAATACCAAATGCTTTGGTCGGTCGATGCGGGCACTGCTGCAACATGGTCTGCGGCCTTGATCAACACCGCGTCCAACGGCCTGATTCTGAACGGTACAGTGGGGGAAGACAAACGCGCCTTGGTGCAGGCGATTGCCGCAGCTGTGGATTACAACCGCCGCAATGCTGTTGTCAATTTCATGTTCCGCAGCCCAGCGATCACCTATAGCCCAGATGTTACGACCGACCAAGCTGCCAACCTGTACGACCCCCTGCGCGTGAACTACTACGGCCAAACGGCCATGTACGGCCAGCAAATAAGCTTCTTCCAGCGCGGATACCTTTGCGGCTCGGACACGCAGCCGTTGGATATGGGCGTACACCTTAACGAGCAGTGGCTCAAATCCCTGCTGGCTTCCCGCTTCCTCAACCTGCTGTTGGTTCGTGGCATCGTCCCTGCGTCCCAGCAAGGCCGAGCAGAGGGCTTGGCCATCATCAATGAGGCGGCCATTCAAGCCAAGAACAACGGCACGATCATCGCAGGCAAGACGCTCGACGCTACGCAAAAGCTGGATATTGCCAGCATCTCAGGCGACGATCTGGCTTGGGTGCAAGTGGCAACCAATGGCTACTGGGCGGATGCCACCATCGTTAAGGTGACTGGCCCATCATTGGTTACGGAATTCGTTCTGCAATACACCTTGATTTACGCCGCGAATGAGGGCGTCCGCAAGGTCGAAGGCAGCCACAATTTGATCGTTTAACAAGGGGTAGAAAATGACAGATGTAAGCGCAACAGGCTCTTCGCTCTTGGTGACCGCTTCGGTTACCTTCCCGAACGGCTTCACAATCGACGCCTTCGCCACGGACGCTGATCCGTTTAGCTTTGCTGACCGCCAGATCGCGGAAATGGAGCTAGACGCAAACGGCAACCCAGTCACGCGCTCCATGCTTTCGCCGATCGAGCTGACCGTGAGCCTGACCCCAGGCTCAGAGGCCGCAGCCAATATGCAGGCGTTGTTCGAGGCGAATGCGCCGGCGCGTGGCAAGCGTGTCAATCGTGATTCCATCTCGATCAGCCAAACGCTGCCCAATGGCTCAAGCGCCACGCTGTCTAGCGGCATCATTACCAGCGGCGCTGGCGGCGCTGGTGCTTCGGCGGATGGCCGCATCAAGAGCGTGAGCTATGTGCTGAAGTTTGCCGAAGTCTCGACCACCCGAGGTGGCGGATTTAGCTTTAGCCTGTGAAAGTTTCGCTAGGCTAGGGGGATACCCCGAAAAGCTGCCGCTCCCAGCCTGCCTTGCGAATTCTTAGGAGCGGTCAAGTTTTGGAGCACTTATGGCCGATTTAATCAAACCCAAAGAAATCACCGTTACCGATATTGACGGCGAGGGGAAGCAATACATCATTTCCCGCCTGCCAGCGACGGTTGGCCGTGAAATCTTGGCGACCTACCCAGTGGCAAACGCCCCGAAAATCGGGGACTATGGCAAATCTACCGAGGCCATGCGTTTGATGATGAGTTATGTGGCCGTGCCCGTGGATATGGGTGAGCCGCTGCGCCTGAAAACGCAAGCCTTGATTGACAATCATGTGCCAGATGGTCAGACCTTGGTCAAGCTCGAATTGGAGATGCTCAAGTACAACACGGATTTTTTCGGACGCGGGAGCAACCAAGATTTGGTCGGCTCCCTAATTCAAAAGTACATCCCATTGATTATGCAAACGCTGACCCAATCATTGCAGCCATTATCAGCGCAGGATTTGCCACAGCAACCGAGCTAAAGACCACGATCGACCTTGAGGAAGCCATGAATCTTTGGGAAATCGCCACGGTCAATAAGTACAACGAATGGCTAGCCGTCGAGGCTGGCAAGAAGGGTGGCAGATGATTCTCGATGTTTTTAAAATCGTATTCGAGGCCGATACAGGCAAGGCCGATAAAGGCATCAAGAAGGTCGACAAATCCACCGACGAACTGGTGGATTCGATGAAGAAGGCCGATAAGCAGGCCGATAAAACAGGGCACGCTCTTGGGCAGGTGGCGGCGAAGGCTGCTGCTGCTATGGGCGCTGCCTTGGCTGCGATTCAGGCGACACAGGGCGCATTCGATCGGGCGGATTCGATTCGCGCAATCGAGCAAACCGCCAATGCCATTGGAACATCGGTGCAGGATGTTGACGCATTCAGCAAGGCTATGGTGATCATGGGCAGCGACGCTCAGGGCGCACGCGATTCATTGACCGACATGGCCGAATCAATCGGCGAGGCCATGAATGACATCGAGAGCGGGCGGGGGAAGACTTTCACGGCTCTGGGGGTGTCGTTAAAAGACGCGAAGGGCGGCGCGATTGATGCGGTCGAGGGCATGCTGCGCTTGGCTGATTCGGTGCAGGGCATGAGCAAAGCCGAAGCCGTCTTTAACATCAAGCAGCTTGGCATTACGGACAACCGCACGGTCGAGGCCATTCTGAAAGGCCGCAAAGAGCTAGAGCGCCTGATTCGTGTGCAAAAGGAAACTATTCCTTTGACCAAGGAGCAGATCGAAAACGCGCGCAAAATGACCGAAGCCATGGGTAAATGGCGGGGGGCATTCGGCAACGCTTCCAATCCCATCTATGACGCCCTAATCCCAAGCCTGACAAAGCTGGTTGATTTCCTAACCAAGGTGGTTGACTTCCTGAGCGACCATAAAGACGCTGTGGTGGGCTTCTTCATCGCTATAGCGGGGGTTTTGACGGCTGTTTACCTGCCAGCCATGGTTAAAGCTGCGATCGCCACAATCGCCATGAACTTGCCACTTATCGCATCTATCGCGCTGGTAGCCGCATTCGCCGCTGGCTTTGCCCTGCTCTACGATGATGTGATGAATTTCTTAGACGGGAACGATTCGCTTATTGGTCAAATCAACGAAAACTACCCCATCATTCGCACCATCGTTTACGGGTTGCTTGATGCCTTCCATGGGTTTGCGGACGGGGTGGTGGCGTCGTTCAATTTCATACTTGAAGTGTGGAACACATTCGTTTCAACCCTAACAGCAGGGGCTGATTTAGTCAAGGGTGCGATCGGGGCTGTCGTTGGTCTATTTGGCGGCGGCGGGACGATAACCGTGGCGCAGAAGCAGCTTGGGGCAGCTGGCCGCAATCCCATGAATTCGACAACTAGCGCTGGTATAAGCAACCATGCCGCCACGCGCAATGAATCCAATGTGCAGGTCGGCCAAGTGGTGGTGAACACGCAGGCGACGGACGCAAAAGGGGTGGCTAAAGGCATGGGCGGTGCGCTAAAATCGCAGCTCAAAGGCGTTCAGGCCGAATCAGCAACTGGAATCGCACGATGAGCCGCACGATCACCATCATGGATGCCGAGACATTCGACATCCTCTTTGCCAGCGCAAACATCCTAGACCTTTCGATTTCGGACGAAAAGCGTGTGACCAAGTTCGAGGTAGAGGATGGCACGGAACGATCAGACCATAGCATTCAGCTGCCTATCGGCATATCCATGCGCGTGCGCTTGGACGCCGAAACCACTGCCCAATATGACGCATTGCGCCAAGCCTTTAAAGACCACCGCCTGCTGATCGTGCAGGGGCGGGTCGGTAGCTACAGCCCCATGCTGATCGAGGCCATGCCACACGCCGAAAACACGGATGATATCGACGGCGTGGCAGTCGATATCACCTTCACCGAATGGCGCACCGTAGCACCCGTCTATGGGGATGCGCCAGCTCGAACCATGCGAAAACCCGAGCAGACCAGCACCACGCAGCGCGGCCAGCAGCAGACCGTGCAGGCCAAAACCAGCGGCGCAGCGCCGAAAGCTGGAGAGGTGGATGGCGCTCCTACCAAACGCAAGGGGTCGATACTTCACGGGGTGTTCAACTAATGCAGCTCATACCTATAACACCAGTCGCTAACCAGTCCCTATCATTCGCGCAAGACGGCAACCGATGGGATGTGGTGCTGAAAATGGGCGCGTCTTGCATGGTGGCAGACATCTCCATAAACGGGGGTTTGCTGTTGTCAGGAAGCCGCATCATGGGGGACGACTTCATCATCCCTTACCACTACATGGGCGTGGCTCAGGGGAATTTGATGCTTTCCGTGACCAACGAAGAAATCCCAAACTGGCGGGAATTCGGCGGGACGCAGCAACTCTTCTATTGGACGCCTGAAGAAATGGCAGGGCTGGCCAATGGCTGACCTTCGCCCAGTAGATCTGCGCCGCGTTCGTGTAGGAATCGAGCTAGACGGGCGCATTGCCTACTATGAGGGGCTGAATATCCGCGCCTCGGGGACGAAGTACGCAAACCCGCTGCAAAACGAGTGCAGCGTGACAGTTACGGGTCTGTCCATGGCCACGCGCGACCGAATCCTGACCGATTCAAGCCCGTTTGCCAAGAGTAAAACGCCGCGCCGCCTGATTATTGACGCTGGCCGTGAGAGCTACGGGTTCTTTCGGGTGTTTGTGGGGGACATTACCAGCGCTGAACCAGCGCCGCCCCCCGATGTTGCCCTGACAATCAAGGCAAAAACCGAGAATGCACAAAGCATGGCCGTTGCTTCAGTATCAGCTGGGGCTTTGTCTCGGCTAAGCAGCATATCTGAGCAGGTGGCCAAGCAGCTTGGGGTTGGTTTGCGGTTCGAGGCGCAGGAGAAAAACATTGCCAACTGGTCTTTCACGGGCGCGGCCATTCGTCTAGTCAATCGCTTGGCAGAAATGGGCGGCGTTTCTGCGTTTATCGACGATGATCTGCTGATCGTCAAAGATCGCGCCAAGGCTTTGCGCGGGGACATGCGGATTTTGTCGCTCGATTCTGGCTTGGTGGGCATCCCAAAGGCCTCGGAAAAGGGTGTTGATGTAGAGTTCCTGATCGACCAAGAGGCCAAACTAGGGGGCACGCTGCGGCTTGACTCCAAAATGAATAAAGCACTTAATGGTGACTACCGAATCGACCAGCTAAACTTCGACATTTCCACCCATGATGATGCCTTCTTTTACCAAGCCCAGTGCAGCAGGCTATGACTGAACCGACCAACACCCCAGACACGGACGCAGCCAATGACGGCTCGCTTGCGGGTGAGCTTGGGGCTTTTATTTCATCGTGGATGCGCGATAACAACGACGATATGCTTCCCGCGCAGGTGGTTAGCTATGACGAAGCCAGCAACCGCGCGGTTATTCAGCCATTGGTTATGCTTGGCACTACGGATGGCAGCAAGGTATCTCGGGCGACTGTTTCGGGAATCCCCGTTTTTCGCTACGGCGGGGGGGGGTTCTTTATCCGCATGCCCGTAAAAGCGGGGGATTTCGGCTGGCTCAAGGCTAGCGACCGTGACATATCGTTGGTTATGCAGCGTGGCGGCCAGCAAGACTGGCCAAACACCGAGCGCAGGCACAATTTCAGCGACTCCATGTTTTACCCTGACATGCTCAAGGGGTGGACGGTGGCAGGAGGGGACGCTGATTCGCTTACCATCCAAAGCCTAGACGGTCAAACATGCTTTGCGGTATCTAGCGGGGCGATTGAGCTACGCGCGGGCGGCCAGACGCTCAAGCTAGATACCAGCGGTCTGAAGCACAATGGCACAAATATCGGCGCTACACACACCCACGGCGGGGTCGAGGTTGGTGGCGGGAACACGGGGTATCCATCTTGAGAACAATACAGACCAACAGCGTTAATGACTTCGCCCAAGATGCAAACGGCAACCTGCTCATAATCACGGGCGTGCAGGCCATCGCTCAAGAGGCGCAGCACTATGCACAAACCATGCGCGGCGAGATGATCTACCAAACTCAGGACGGAATCCCGTTCGACCCCTTGGCTTTCGGCGCTCAACCAAACCCCGAGCAATACGCGGCCGCGCTGCGGGCGCGGGTTATGCAAGTGCCTGGTGTTTTGGAAATAACCGAGATTGAGGTCTTCCAAGAGGGCAGCGCTCTGCGATACAATGCAACTATCAGAACGGCTAACGGGATAGCTTCTATCAATGGCTGATTTTAACTACATCCAACAAACTGGCGTGATCGTCCCTGACACCAGCGCCACGCGCGCGCAGGTGGAGGCCGAGTTTATCGCCGCATTCGGGGCAGATATGCCCCTAGACCCAAGCACGCCCCAGGGGGTTCTAGTCACGATGATGACTGAGCTGCGGGACGCGGTGACGCGGAACAACGCAGACCTCGCTAATCAGATCAACCCTGACATTGCTGGCGGCGTGTTCCTCGATTCGCTGTGGCGGTTAACTGGCGGGCAGCGCAATGGCGCAGTGGCCAGCTTATTGACGGGCGTTCAGCTTTCTGGCGTCCCTGCCACGCTGATTCCAGCTGGGTCTTTTGCCTCGGTTTCGGCCACTGGGCAGCTTTTTGCACTTGCCAATGATGTGCTCCTAGACGGCTCAGGCAATGGGACGGGCAGTTTTGTTTGCACGGTATTCGGCGCTGTGCCTGTCCCTATCGGCGGTCTGGATCAGGTCGCATCTGGGGTGCTCGGCTGGGAAACTGTAAACAACCCGAGCGCAGCAGTGCAGGGGCGGGACGCTGAAAGCGACATATCCGCCCGCCGCCGCCGCCGTCAAACCCTTGCATTACAAACCACGGGCACGCTGGAGGCAGTCACTTCGCGGCTTTTCGACATCGAGAGTGTGCATAGTCTGTATGCACTAGAGAATGTGACAAATGGCACTGTGGTGGTAGATGGTGTGAGCCTAGTCGAGCACTCGATCTGGGCTTGCGTTGAGGGCGGAACAGACGCAGAAGTCGCTCAGGCTTTGTTCGAGACCAAGAGCGCTGGGGCTGACTACAACGGCGCAGTTACCGTTCAAGTCACTGACCCGTCAAACGGGCGGCAATACCCCGTTAAGTTTGACCGACCGACAGCCATCAATTTGCTTGTGCGCGTGACCGTGGCCAGCACCACTTTGGACGCATCATCGCTCATTCCGCAGTTGGTTATGAATTATGTAAACGGTCTGCTCAATGGCGACCCGTCGTTTACGGTGGGTGTGGATGTTTCGCCGTGGGAGATCGCAGGCATCATCAATATGCAAGAGCCAAACATAACCGTTCGCAAGGTCGAGTTGAGCCTAGTCGGTAGCGGGATTTGGAGCACGGATGTTTACGCCATAGCCCCTGATGAAATCGCCAAAACGCAGGCATCTGCGATCACGGTGCTGACTGTATGACGCAAGCAACTGTCCAATATTTTGATTTCAGCGTCAATCTGATGCAGGCCATCCTTTGGCAGTATGAGAATGCACCAAAGATGGTGGCCTTGGCTCAAGCGCAGCAGCGATACGCCAGCAGCATGTCCGATGAATTCTGGGACGCATGGCGGCGGGATGTGTTCGACTTGCACACGGCTAACGATTTCGGCCTGTCTGTTTGGGCGAGGATTCTGGATTACCCTATAACTATCAGCGACGCGCCCCGTTTGACAGGCGCGGTTTGGGGGTTTGGGGCGAATCATTTCAACTTTGAAAACGGCAACTTCGGTATCGGCGCAGAGCGTGAAGTCGCAATGACGACCGAGGATGCCCGCAAGCTACTCAAGCTGCGCTGGTTCAAGCTGACCATGCGCCCTACCGTGCCAAACATCAATGCCGCGCTGAATTTGGTTTTCGGCGTGGGCGTGGCCACGGTATCGGACGGGCTGGATATGACGCTTGAATACTTCTTCAGCGTCCCCCCATCAAACACGCTGCGAGACATGCTTAACCGAACCGACGCACTGCCCCGCCCCGCTGGTGTGCAAGTCACTTGGACGGTTCAAGTTCCCCCATCTTGGGGTTTTGGCGTAAATCACTTAAACTTTGAAAACGGCAACTTCGGCACGAAAAGGATCATTTCATGACGCGCATTTATAAAACCCCCTTCGCCGCGACTGGCGATAAAGAGGCGCTAGCCCCCACCGACCCAGGTACTGGTAAGGTTTCTCTCCCCACAGGCTGGACGGCTGATTACGAAAAAATCGACACCGACCCTGCCTATCGCCCAGTAGGACGCCAAGAAATGAATGGCGTGCTCAATGAAGTGACCGAAGCATTGGCCGAGGTTCAGCAATTCGGTTCAGTGGCGTGGCAAGTCCTAACAGGCGGCTGGCCGCTTGGCGCTATCGTCCGCCACGATTCAAAGGCTTGGCGCAATACCGTGAACAACAACACGGCCACGCCTAACACGGGTGGGTCAAATTGGGTTGAAATTGTAGATGGCATCGAGGTTGGCGCTGGGGCGTCGCAAATCCCGCGAAACAGCAACCTAGGCACGGCGGCGTACAAGAACACGGGCACTGCGCCAGCGCAAATCCCGACAAATGCCGATATTGCCATGAGCCTTACCCCCGCCATGACGGCTTCTGGGACGGTGGCTCTGAATACCTTGACTATGACTGGCATCGTCGCTGCGCTAGGCCTTGAGGTGGGCGATGTGGTGCGCATCAGCGGGCATTCTGCGCCTGCTAATAATGATTTCTTCACAGTGACCCAAATCGTCGATGCTAACCAAATCAACCTGAACAAAGCGCCCATATCTAGTGGACCTCAGACCTTCACCGTTACCCGCGTCTTAAAGGGCTATGCCGCCCCTAATGGGGTAGGTCAGCGCTGGGAGGATTTGACAGGCTCGCGCACGGTG